TTTGGGCCAGCTGCTGAAACTGAACCTGCTCCAGGCGGTGAACAACCTGCTGGGCAACAACCAGCTACACCAATAGCACAACCAGCTCCAACTCAGTAATTAAATAAGCTCATATCAGAAAATTTCTGAGTACGATAACTTACCAATCCTGGTATAGTTGCAACAGCACTAACTTGAGCACTATTTGTAATACCTCTGATAGTCCAAAATGCACTTGATGGTATTGTAAATGAATTTAAATAATTGGTATTATTATTGTCGTAAATGACTAATGGACCTGACGTTAAATTGTAAATAAAAACTTCACTACAGTCTTGATTAGTGCACAAAGCTTTCATTGTTGTACCAAGGCTTTCAGTAAATGAAAAGCATACATTGTTATTTGTCCATGACATATTATTATTTATAGTCTCTATTAAATATTATTAAATGGCTCGCTGCGATATAACCCCTATTTCCGCTTTTCAAAGCACTAATTTATCAAGTAAAATTACTAGCTTTGATCGTTTATCTGATAGAATTTTAAGAAGTTTAGGATACCCATCTATTAATGTCGAGGTGCATCGAGATCAGCTTTATGAAAATATTAGTATTGCGGCGGAAATGTTTACAAAATTTGCTGGGTATACTAGAGAGTATTTAATTTTTAATAGCAATCTTTATACCTTTAATTATGGTCTTAAATTAGATGCGCTTTTTACAGCAAAAACTTGTGACACTTTTCAAAAACAAATCCAAAATAATACAGATAATCCAGCATATTCAAGAACGGTTGATAATCCTACAACAGTTTGGATTGTAAATAGTGCGGTCCCAGCAACATATTTTACAGGAATTTCAGCATTATCTGCCACTTTAAGTGCTGGTGCGGTTGTGAATGAAATTTTTTCAGATGTAATTTATCAAACAATTATCAATTCAAGTACAGCTTTAAGTACGGCTATTTCAGGTTGTTGGACACAAAGTTTTCAAAGATCATTTACACAGCTTGGAACTGATATTGGAGCTAATGGAGCTTCATATGTTAATAGTTTTGACTACGATATAATGGATTATAGAAAAGTTATTGCAGTTGTAGATTTTGAAGAGGGGTCAACTACTGGTATTAATACTTTATTTACGATTGAACAGACTCTTGCACAGCAAACATATTTTAGCTATGCAATGGGTAATTACGGATTTGATTTAATTAGCTGGTATGTCTTAAAAGATTGGCTTAAAATGAGAGATAAGTTATTAGCTGTTACACCGTCATTTGACTTTGATGATCGTACACAACTTTTTAGATTATATCCACAACCACAAGCAAATGGAGCTGATTTAGGGCAACAATATTTTGGCGTTATTCAATGCTATGTTGAACGTCCTCTCAAAGATGTTATTAAAGAACAATGGGTATACCAATATGCTCTCGCCTTAACAAAAATTGTATTAGGAAGAATTCGTGGTAAATATGCTGGTACAACACTTTTCGGTGGGGGCACAGTTAATGCAGATATGTTAGCTGAAGGTCTCGCTGAAAAAGAAAAACTTGAGACTAAACTATACGAGGGTGCTCCTGGTATGGGTGATGCAGAACCGCCCCAATTTTTTATTGGCTGATAGTTTACTGCACCCTTACCAAGATCGGTGGATTATTGTCTACCTAGCTTAAATATTTAAATGAAATATTATTTAATGCTAAAAACTCACAAAGTTACAGGCTTAAAATATCTATGTTACCATAAAGGATCTAAAGAATCATGTTGTACATACCCAGGAAGCGGTTTAATTTGGCGTCAACATTTACGTAAAAATGGATATAATATTGATACGGAAATTTTATTAGAAACTGATAATAAAGAGGATATAAAAATAAAGGGGTTAGAATATTCTAAATTATGGGATATTGTTGATTCAGATAAATTTGCAAATTTAGTGCCGGAAGACGGTTCTGGTGGGCATGAAAATATGCATAAGCCAGAAGCTAGGAAAAAAGCAATAAAAACTCTGTTAGAAAGACACCGTGTGTATGGTCTTTCAGAAAAGGAAGAAGCAAAAGGACCAGCAATGAGTCAACGAAAGCAGCAAGGAATTTTTACACAAGCAGAATTAGATGCAGCTAGAGCATGTAGTAATAGGCAATTAGGAAAAACTATGCAAGATCGTGTAGGGGCTGATTATATTGATCCAAGAAAAGGTAAATCTGCTAAAGAAATATACGGTGATCAATATACAGGTCCATATAATAAAGGAAAAACAATGAAAGAAATAAAAGGTGCTGACTATATAAAACCAACAGCAAAAGCTTTTAAAGTTACAATTAATAAACAAAACGGGACTATTTTTACGCACGAAGCAGACTTTTTTACTAAAACCGGCCTTAATACTATTACACTTTCTAAATTAAAGAAAAAAAGAATCCACACCATTAAGCGTCAATCTAACTCTAGACACAACTATCAAACTGGGGATGTTTTAGAACTACAATTTATATAAATAAAACTTACACGGATTAGATCTTAATGTCTAAAACATATTTCACTCAAGGAATTTATCATCCTACTAATAAGGAAAAATATATTGGTACAAACGATCCTCGATATCTCAGTTCTTGGGAATTAAAGTTTTTTCGATGGGCAGACAATAATCCAAATATATTGTTTTGGGGCAGTGAAAATGTTATAGTGCCGTATATAAATCCTTTAGATGGGAAAGTACATAGATATTTTGTTGATAACTATATTGTGTTTAAAGACAAACACGGGGACCATAAAAAGTTTTTAATTGAAATTAAACCAAGTAAACAAGTTATTAAACCTACAGAAAGAGGAAATAAAAAGAAATCGACTATATTACACGAACAAATAACTTGGATCACAAATCAAGCTAAATGGGAAGCTGCAAAAAAATGGGCTTCTAAAAAGAACTGTGAGTTTATTATCTTGACCGAAAAAGAGCTGGGTATCTAGTGAATTTATAAAAAAGGAGTATAAATAATATTAATGAGCTTTAGACTAATAGTCGAATCACCAACAAACGAGAACGAGTTTCAATATATCGTTGAGGAAAAAAATGCTAATGGTCCCCGAACATTTTATATTCAAGGACCATATATGGGTGCTGAAATAGGAAATAGAAATAAGAGAATTTATAGTTTTAACGAAATGGCAGCTGAAGCTCAACGTTATACAGATGAAATGATTAAGCCAGGAAGAGCAATGGGAGAGTTAAATCACCCAACAACAGCAGACGTTGATTTAGGCCGTGCATGCCATCTTGTCACGGAACTTAAACCAAACGGCACAGTGTTTTATGGAAAAAGTAAAGTGTTATCAACTCCAACAGGTTTAATTGTACGTAGCCTTATTGATGATGGTGTTAAGGTTGGTATGAGCACAAGAGGATTGGGACAATTAGTTGCTGAAAGTTCTGGATTAAATAGAGTAAAAGATTTTAGATTAGTTGCTGTTGATTGTGTTGCAGATCCAAGTTTTCCAAAAGCTTTTGTTAATGGTATATTAGAAAGTAAGCAATATGTTTTACGTGAAAATGGATCATACGAAGAAATGTATGATAAATTTGATAACGGATTGAAAACATTACCGCGAAATAATAAAGATCAATATCTTAGGGAAATGATAGTGAAGTTTATAAATAATTTATAACGACATGAAGAGTGATATCAAACGTTTTATATCTGCGATTCTTGAAAAGAATTATAAGCAAGCTCAATCACATTTAAAGTCAGCTGTTAATGAGAAAATTAAACAGAGGATTATAAATAATAACACAAGCATTTTTTAATATGGACAAACTTGAAGAAACATTTAAAGATTTATCACCTGAGTCAATCGCTCTTATTAAAGAAGCTGTTGATAACAAGGTTAAAGAAAAGGTCAGCTTACACGTCGATCAAGCTTTAAATGAGCAAGATGAGATGTACAGTAACAAGCTTGAACAACTATTAACGACAATTGATAAAGACCATACTTTAAAATTAGAGAAAGTAATCAAGGCATATGATGCTGATAAGACAAAGAAATTAAAGATGGTTATTGAAAAATACGAGAATGTAATCAATAACGATGCAAAAGAATTTAAACAACAATTGATCGAATCAATTAGTGAATATCTCGAAGTTTACTTAAACGAAGTTGTGCCAACTGCTGATATTCAAGAAGCAGTTAAGAATAAAAAGGCAATTGTCGTACTTGAGAATTTACGTAACCATTTAGCAGTCGATGCAGCTCTTCAACGTGAAAGCGTAAAAGAAGCTGTTATGGACGGCAAAAAGCAAATAAATGAAGCTTCTAGTAAGCTTGAGTCTGTTCTATTAGAGAATGCTGATCTAAAGAATCAATTAAATAAGCTAAAAACTGAAACTTTAATTGAATCTAAATCTAGCACTCTTGATGACCAACAAAAGAAATATATTAAGAAAGTTCTTGCCGATAAGACTCCAGAGTTTATCGAAGAGAATTTTGACTATACTCTTAAGTTGTTTAAAAAGAAATCTGAGAACAGGCTTGAGTCCTTAAAGGAAGAAGCTTTAAATGAGAGCTCAAAAGCAGATCGCGTGATCTTCGAATCAAACGAAGAACAGCCTGCTCAAGTCTCTCCATACTTACAAGAATTACGTAAGTATTAAAGCAATTTTCGAAGGTTAACTCCTGAGTCACCTTAGTGGTTCTATTTTAGAATTACTTTTGGGGTCGAATATAGATAATAAAGGAAAATTAACAACTATGAAACAAGTAAGACCTACACAGGCTTATATTGATGAATCAAGAGCGACAGCATTGTTAGAGAAGTGGGCTCCAGTATTGGACTACTCTTCTAAGAGTGTTGCGCCAATCGAAGACGATCATACACGTTTAAATACCGCTATGCTTTTGGAAAACCAAGAGCAGTGGTGTTTGCGTGAAGCAGGTCCAAACTACAACCCAACCAGCGTTAACTTAGCTGGTAACGGTGGTGCGTTTGGTAACGCTTCTAGCATCGGTGCTGCAACAAACGTAACAGGTACACCT